GTTTCATCCATTTCTTCAGCTTCTTTAACGTCTTCTTTATCTTCGCCTTCTTCGAGTTCAGCTAAAATTTCATCAAGGTCTAATTCTTCGTCCATATCTTCAGCTTCGTCAATTTCTTCCTTAGCTTCTGTTACTTCTTCTTCTTTAGCCTCTTCAATTTGAGCTTCGTCCATTTTCTCGTCGTAGCCTTCTTCCATATCTTCTTTTTCCATTTCTTCCAGTTTAGCTGAAAGCATAGAGCGAAGTTGTGGGGCAAAAGCTTCTTCAAGAGCTACTTTAGCATTTGCGATTGCAGTTTCCTTAATGGTTTTTGCATCAGCAATTGCTTCTTTAAGCAAATCTCTGTTTGACATAATACCACAAAATTGTTTTGAGGAGTACGGTTATTAGGAACCGTAATAAGAATTAATATAAATGAAACGCCATATAGAAAGATGGCGTATTACAGCAATACATATATAAAGAGATATAAAAAACGCCCTCCTTTCGGAGAGCGTTCTTTGGTAGCGACTCTTGGCAACAGAGTTATTAATCTAAGTAACAAGTACAAGTATTAGCACATAAAATTTCTCTTACAATATTATTTACTTCACTATACTTATTTATTTCTTGAATTTTACCTTCAGTTAAATGCATATATGATCCTGGGTTTGATGGGGTTGAGACAAAATCCCAACATAGTAATTCAAAGTCATCTTGTACTTCTAATACACCATTTCTTTCCTCAAGTGAGCCCATACCACGAGATGATACACCACAAGTAATACCACTATCAATAAGTGCTTTAAGGATATTACCTGATGGGGTAGGTAAGATCTCAATCTTACCCATAACATTGTCTCCGTCCCACCACATATCTTTGATGTTGTGAGAGACATTTTTTAAATTAATTACTGAAGATTCTGGATGGTCTAATTCACCTACGGCTCTGTTTTCTTTAACAGATTCCATATATTTGTCAATTTCTCTATTCCATAATTCTTTAGAATAGTAACGACCATTACCATTTTTTACTTCAGCAGTAGCTAAAATACCCTCAACCATAGGGTTTCCTCTATCCGAAAGTTTGCCTTCCGATAGCATTAAACCTTTAGGTTTAAATAGTTGAGTTTCTACTAGTACCTTTTTCATTAGTCTTCGTGAACGTATCCGGGTTGTTTTGTATAGTCTTCTGGGTTTGAAGGTACTTCGTCAGCTTCGTCTACGATTTCAGTCTTAACGTAAGCTTTACCACACATTTTTTCGTATACTTTATCCATCTTAGCTCTACGTTTTTCTAGATCCTTGATTTCTTTTTGCATGGCTTTAATTTTGCTTTTATCAGCTAATTCCGCTAAATCGTCATCTTCGTTAACCATTTCTACTCTTTGTGTTTTAGAAGCGATTAATTCGTCTAAAGCATCCATTTGAGCTTCCATAGTAACAGCTTTACCTTGTTTTTCGATTTCAGCTAATTTAGATTCTACAGATTCTTTTTTAACTTTTTTCTTAGCAGCTTTTTTCTTTTCGATTTCTTCGCCTTTTTTAACTCCAGCTCCGTAAGCATCTTCTTCACCTTTGTCTTTAGCAGCTACGTCTTTAGAGCCTTTATCGTCACGTTGGAATTCTGAGTAGGATTCGACTAATGATTCATTAATTAAATCCATTAATTTAGTAGAACCTTCTTTAACAACTTCCATACCCGAAGAAGCGTATTTACCTTTCACTTCTTCAGTAGCACCTAAAGATGGGGCTTCATCTGTGTAACCAATCCCTTTAACACCAAACGCAGCATTTTTAACATAGAAACTTCTATCTTTAGCTAAATTTTTAGCTACAATTTCTTTTAATTCTTCTACGTCTTTATCAGCGTTTTTAGGGTCTTTCATTTCTGCATAATACCCTTTTAAGAATTGTTCACCAAATAAATTATCAATGTTTTTAGGATCAGAATAATCAAAAGCAGCTTCTTGTACCTCTTCTACTTCTTTAGAAGTTTCTTTTTCTTCTACTTTAACTTCTTCTGCTAAGAAATTAGCAAATGCTGTTTCAAAATCAGTTTTTTTAGTTTCAATAGAATTAATAGGTTGTAAACCTACAAAATTTTCTGAAATAATTTGTTTTTGCTTAAGAATAGTAGTTGCTTCTTCTTTAGTAGCAAAGTTAGTAATATACTCTGGGAATAGTCTACGAGCAGATTTTAAAAACACATCTGCGTTTCCTTTCCCTTCCTTTAATAAATTGTATTGTTCTTGTAATGTTTTCATGGTAATAAATATATTACGTTTTATTATTCTTCGTCTTGTTTAAACATTTTTATCATATCATCAATATAGTCAACTGCTAAATCCGTTGAATATACTACAGAATATGAAGATGGGTTTTCTTTATAAAATTGTTCTGTCTCAACTCTAGCATCATCTACTATTGCTTTAAATTGAGCTAGTTTATCCGATATATCATCAAAAGCACGAAGGCGTTCCTGTTGGAACGCTTTATTACTAGGTGTATCTTGTTCTTTTAACTTATATTTATACATCTTCCCACAAGTCTTTTACCTCAATACCTTTAGCTTGTTTTCTAAGTTTTTTTGTATTGACAGGTTTATATCCTAATTTGTAATAATAAACCGGGGCTTTACCAAATGCTTTTGGGGTTTGGTAATCACCAGCTCCAGATGAAATAGAAGTTTCATCTATACCTTTAATGTTAGCATAAGCATCCGGGTGATTATTACGTAAATAAGTTCTAAGACGATTTCTTAGTTTACGTACGTCATTATAGTAGTCCTGGAAGAATGGTTCGTTTTTAGATTTTAAAGCTACCTCTTTAGCATCATCTAGTAATTCACTTACCTCTTTAAAAAGTTCCCCATAATTAGCTGTATATTCTACAGACCAAGTCATTTGACCAGTTTCAGGGTCTACATTAGTTAAATCGGTTTTGAATCCTTTATCAGCCATTTGTTTTTTTAACTTCTTCAATTAATGAAACGTATTGCATTAAATTGATAATGTCGTCACTTTTTACTGTAGCTTTTTTATCTAGTTCTACTAATAACGAAACAACCTCATTTAATTTAATTTTTACTACTTCATCAGATGTGGTTGAATTTAACTCAGTTAGAGTTGACTTAAATTCATTAATCTTACCATTGTAGAAGTTTTTAAGCGTAGCTGTTGAATCAACTGAATTAATGAATTCCTTAAGAATTTGTTTTTGTTGTGGGTGTAAGTTAGAATACTTACCATTGAATTTTTCTAATAAAACTTTATAAGTTAAAATTCTAGTATCTTTATCGTACCCCTTAAATTCTTCAATTATGTTTTCTTTTACTTTAGTTTCAGAAATTTGTTCAGCACTTAAATATTCTAACAGAGTTACTTTATTAGAAACAATTTGAGATGGATTAGTAATCTCGTTAGAATTTTCAATTTCTACTAATGTGTAGAAAGCAGCATATGCCTTATAATGAGGAATCTTATGTGAAAAGAACGCTTGAGTATCGTAATGTTCTTTAATTTCTTTAATTAAATTATATCTTTCGCTTTTAAGGGCTTTTCTATTTAATTTTTTAGCACTTTCTAAAAGGGTTTGAACTAATAAATTAGCTCTTGATTCTACTAACTGTGTGTTTTTAGTTAGAGATTCATATAATTTAAGTTCTTTACTTAGTTCTCCTTTACTAAAATATTTTTTAATAATATTTAAAGCTGATGACTCAGTCGAGTTCAGAGTATCAGCAGTTACTTGGCGAACAAGTAACTCAAAGAGGATACCAGTATTTTTAAACTTTGAATGTTTAACTTCCATTCTCAAATTGTTTATTATAAATATATAGGGATATTCTATTCTTTAATTTTTGATTCGTCAAGTAGTGATTCTTTGCGTTTATCCGCGGTATACACTAAATCTTTCCCTAGTGATTCAATTAATTGTTTGTTTTTAGCATATACTGTTTTAGCATTTTCTAAAGCTAAATTATTATTCCTAGCAGGATCATTATAATCATCTTTCATACCGGCCGCTCCTAATCTGTCTTTCCCAAAATTATCGTCCTGGGTGTTGCGTTTAGTAGCTTTTTCTTCTGGTCTTCCTAAAGGTGATTTTTCATTATAACCGTCAGGCACATTACCTGGGTCTGTAACCATTCTACCTTGACCGTATAATGAAGCTAAATCATGTGGTGTACCATAAGATTTACCTGTTTCTAGTGGGTCATTACCTTCGGCCTCAATTTGGGCTCTTCTAAAGTTACGTTTTTGGTCTTGTACAATTAGATCTCTGTATTCTTCGTATTGATCTTCACTTAAATGGAAGATATTATCGTAAATCCAATCTGTAGGTAATAATTTACTTTCTAAAATAGAACTAGCTAATGTAACTTTTTCAGTTAACAATGCAATTCTTTCTTGATCGTAAATAATAGAAGGAGTAGTTAAACTTAATTCAAAATTTACTAATTGTTCATCTTTAAATCCTTGAGCATATAAATGAACTAAAGCAATTTTATATAATTCTGAGGTTACAATACGTTGAATTCTTTCAACTGTTCTTGCAAATCTAATATCTTGAGCAGCTAATGTAGCTTTACCTTCTATATTTTCATCATAACCCATAAATGCTTTAGGTACTTTAAGGGCTGCAAATAATTTTTCTCTTAAATATTCTACATCAGCAATACCATCATATTGTAATCCTGGTGTAGTTTCAATTTTAGTAGCACTATCATTACCTCTAACTGGGATGTAGAAGTCTTCAAGCATGTTTTGTACGTTGTATTTTAGATTGTACTCACCAGTTTGTTGGTCCATGTGTGGGGTACGCTTCATTGTAGAAATAGTTTTCTGCATGAAGTTTTCTACCTCTTGAGGTGGAATACCACCCACATTCATATAGAAAATACGTTTTTCAGGGGCACGAACAATTCTATGAATTAACATAGCATCCTCCATTAATGTGTATTGTTTGAATAATTTACGACCAGGTTCAATATAAGAACGACCGTAAGGAAGATAATTTAAATCAGATAATAATCTAAAGTGGGCAATCTCGTAATTATCAAACTCAACTTCGTTTTGATTCTTTTGGTTTGGGGTATAATAATAACCTGAGCTACCTCCAAAGTATCCTTCAGGGTTATAAGTAAAAATTACTTTAGTTGGATGTTCAGGATCAAAATTTTCTTTTCTTTCAATGTGATAAGCAGAATAAGGAATAACATTATATACACCAAATTTTTCTGAAATTTCTAGTTTTAAGAAGAAATCACCATACTTACACATTTGGCGAATCCACGACCATAAGTTAAATTCAATATTTAATACGTCGTAAAATAGATTGTAAAGGATTTTTTGAATATCATCATCCGAAGAACGGATTGATAATACTTCACCCATGTCATTTTTTAAAGTAGATTCATCAGCAATAATATCTAGAGCAGATGCAATAATAGCATCTGTATCCATTGCATCATAATCTGAGTATAATTGGGTTCTTAGATATTGGTAATTTAAGTTAAAATTAGCACCATATAGAGATGTTGATGCTGGGTTTTGATAGATACCTTTAAACCTATTCATTAGAGCATTGGTTTCATACTCGCCTGAGGTTTGGATTCTATCGGCATCAATTACTTTTAATTGATTGCCTCCTTGATTTCTAATGACTACGTCAGTAGAAAATAATCTTTGTAATCTTGAAAAGAGTGAAGTATCTGCCATGATATCTACTTATATCTTATAAATATGTTAAAGGAGCCAACTAATATCCTCTTGTTTACCACCAATATCTTGTTTATATGGGTTTTGTACTTGAGAGCTATTTATGTTATATACTCCTTGATAATTTGTTTTTCTAGAGGTAATGTTATTTAAAGCAGCTTTAGTTAAATCAAGACCTTGTTGTCTAAATTTAAATGCTGTATCACGCATAAACATAGCAATAGAGAATGACATAACTAAATCGTCATTATATCCTTGCTGAGCTTCTGCTCTACCATTTTTCCAAATAAAAACTTTCATTTCACTTATTAATCTACTAGATTGTATTGTAACTCCTCTATCACTAATGTATTCTTGGAACTTACCAATTGTCATAGGTCTAGTTCTTGAAGACATAGTAAAGCCCGGAGTCATTTTACTAGTATCCATATATTGATCAAAATACGAATCAGCTGTTATATTTCCACTTTTAGGTGAGTAATAAAGGTTAGGATAGTTATTATCTATTAAAACTTGTAATGTAGCCCAACCAATATTAGCATTCTCTACTACAAGTAGAGCATTATTATATTCAACCCCAATACGATAAAGCAATTGACCATATTCTTTAGTACCGATTTGGCCTTTATATTCTGCTACCTGAACATTATTTTCAACATCAATAATATGGAATGCAGAATAATCTTTTCCATCACCCCTAGCAACATCGGCTACAACCATATAATTTCTAGAATAATCAGCTGGTTCCCAAATCCATAAATTTTGGTCTACACCTCTTCTTTCTAATGGTTCTTTAACATAGGTTTTTTCGTAAAAGTCTATGTATTCAGGATAAAAAACAATATCACCAGAGGTACTAAAATCACAATCACATTCTTGGGCTGCCATACGGGGGTCACCTAGTAATTCATCTTGTCTATCCCTCCATGCCTGATCACGTTCAGGATGTACAAACCAAGGTAATCTAATAGGTAAAAAATCATTTGTACCTTCTTCTGCTCTAACCCAGGTTTGATGAAACCAGTTACCCGTACCATAAGGAGTACTTAATGCAATACACCCACCACCAGTGGCTAGGGTTTGTTGTGCTGAGGCCCAGATCTCACCAATTTGGTCAATAAATGCTGCCTCATCAATTAATAGAAGAGAAACGGCTTCTGATCTACCTGCATCACTTGATGCTGAAGTTGCTTTGATTTGGGAACCATTACTTAACCGAAGTGTTAATTTATTATTTTCATCAGCATCTATCTTAAGCCAGGAAGGTAAATTTTCGTACATGAATTTAACCTTCGTAACCATGTTTTTAGCTGTTTCTTGTTTTGTAGCAATACAAAGGATATTTTTATCTTTATGGAATAACATTAACCATAAAGAATAACCCGCGGATAAAGTAGATATACCTAACTGGCGAGATTTTAAGATAATTGAGTATGGGTTATCTTGTACTAGTCTAAGTACTTTTTCTTGAAATGGGTATAAATGAAACTGTATTCTACCTCTTTGGGGGTGTTGAATAAAACAGTATTTTTTCATAAAATGAACCGGATCTTGGGCACACTTTAAGTATTCCTGTCTTATTACTTTCTTTAAATCTTGACTCATTTACCTATCTTCCAGTACATACGAACTGTATAGATAGGTTGAAAATTTGGGTCTAAACCTACTCCAAAACCGTATGCATTTCTTTTTTTATTAACGTATAAGAATTCGCCGTTAATATTTTGTATCATTTGTTGATTAGCTCCTACCGAAATACCCCCGAAAAATTCCCTTTTGTAGAGGTAAATAGTATTAGTAATTGTAGTTGTTGGGATGAATATATTGGATTGAACATCTCTCATTGCGATTAAGTTACGGGTAATAGTGTCATTTATCACTATAGAACCTAACGTATCTATCTGGATAGTATCAGTATAGAAGTATTTTGCATAATAATCTTTTAGTACTGAAACTGTATCAATAGGGGTAGAGAATGTATCAATATCAACTACTACTTTTTCTACAATTTTTGGAACATATTCTGTTGTCTCAACTTTAACAGTGTCCCAATGAGTTACTACTTCTGTAATAACCGTTGGTTCTGAAGGTGTAGAAGAGCAGCTTCGTTGTAACAACAATAAAACTGCTAATACTACAACTAGTAAAGTTTGTATATTTTTAAAGTAATTTCTCAAGTTTTTTCTTTTCAGCTGTCATTACTTTCAGCTCGTCCTTGATTTTCTCTTTAGCATCACCTTCAGCTGCCTTATAATCTTTAGCTTTAGCTTTCATTTTCTTAATTAGTTGAGCTAATTCTTCTTTAGCTTTAGCTAATGATTTAGTTTTTTCTAATTCAGCTTTTGTTGGTTCAGCATCTTCGTCTTCCTCAAGTGCTTTAGTTAATTTATCAGTTTGTTGAAGAGTTTTATTATATTTTTCTAATGCAGCTGTAGCAGCATCAATAGCAGCAGGATCTTTAGGGGTTTCTTCTGAAAGTAATTCAACGATTGTTTCTTTGATATAATCTGTAAGTTCTGAACGTCTCATTATAATGTTGTTTTATTATAAATATCACAAAGAAAGCGCCTCTAGCATTTGTTCAATACGCTCTTCCGTACTACCCTCAATTACACCGTAGTTTTTAATGCGGTGTTTTTGTTGACTTAAGATATGACGAATAATAATATCAATCTCATTTCTATAATCAGCATCTGTTTCTCTAATACCATTATCTTCAATTTCTACCCCTTCTGGTGAGACATAGAAAATATAATCGTATTCTCTAATTAAACGAATAGCATAAGCATAGAATGCTTCTTTATCAGGCCAATCCATCGATTTGGAGGCTTGAGCAAAAGCCATTACATCAATAATAGTACGATCTGTAATAATATTATCAATTAATAATTCGCTTGCTCTCTCAGCCATAAAAACCGTTTGACCTAAAAATGTTGAATCAGTATTTAATGGAATACCCATTGCCATCAGTTCCTTAGAACGTTC